ACATAGAGCAAGCTGAAGATGCCATCAGAATGCGTCTTATTGAATTAAAAAATAAAAACCAAGATAAGTAACGCCGCAAGGTATCACCGAATCGATAGGTATAAATCTAAATCAAAATAAAACAAGGGCATCAGTGCCCTTGTTTACTTTCTCTTCCTACTCACCAACCGACGCTTACCACTGATTAACTCATCATTACGTTTATCATCCTGCTTCATGATTTTGTCGTATTCTTCTTTTGTGAAGCCTTTCTCATCAGGGTACTTAGCTTTTAGCATCATCTGAAATTCAGTCATGGTTAACTGCTCGGCTTCATCACGATTCATACCAAAATGAGCACGAGCTGAACTGATGTAATCAATTGCCATGAACTCATCTGAGAATTCGTTTTTACCTTCATTGCGTTGAAGTTTGCGGATCTTCGCTTTACCGATAATTCCGTGAGTGAATAACTCTCTGGCAATGACGATAATATCAGCAATTGGCATCTTGCCGTTTTTATAGACAATACCGCGTTTACCGGATTTCCATTCGCCAATAATTTCCGAACAATCATCATCACAGCACGCCTGCATAACCATCATTGCAGTTTGTAGGATATTGCGTCCGTATGTTGGTTTGCTAATGACCTTTATTAACCACTCAGGAATAACCCTGTAATTCATTACGGCACGAGTAATTAAATCTTGCACCTCAGCGCCATTTAATTGACCGTAGGCACTCACAATCTGTTTAGGCTCACCGATTTTTGTCATATTGATGAACGATGGTCTAAATAAGTAATCCTTTTTATCAGTAGAGATAACCATCTCCCCGATTTCTAAAATAGGTGTCATAATCCCTCCTGAATATTATCAAGGGCACTCGAAAGCACCCTTTGTAATATTAAGCAGCGGTAACATTGACCACGCATTTTGCAGTTTTATTACCATCTTCGGATGTAACAGTGATATTTGCAGTACCTTCAGCAACACCACGCACAGTGACTACATTCACAAGTTGGGTAACTGTTGCGAAATTCGGCTTATCGCTCACTGCGGTGTAGTTTTTGTTAGTTGCATCGGTTGGGGTAAATTTGACAGTAAATGTTTTGGTTTCACCCACTTTTACAGACAGGGTGGATGGTTCGACTGCGACACTTTCAACCACGATTTCTTCTTGTAGCCATTCAACCGTTTCTGCATCAGCAACTTTCAATTCACCTGAATAGGTAGAGATTTCTTTTGTTGGAAATTCCATTGACCAAGATGTAAACAACATATAGCCCTGAACAACATCAGAACCATCACCTTTCATATCAAGTTGAATCCAATAATCTGGTTGGCGACCAGCTTTGATTTCATCAAGGATTTCTTTGGCAATATCAAACGCGGAAGTAGAACCGGTCACACCAGCTTTCTTTAATTCACCATCAAAACTAATGGTAAAGTCAGCGCCAGTAACAATTGATTCAGTTAAGCCTTTAGTGTCATCAGCATTAGATGTCACTGTCTCCATGCCGAAATCGAATGACTTGCTTGTTAATGCACCTAAGCGTAAGAACTGATCTTGTGCTGGTACTTGGTCAGGACAGCCTTTTGCAATGCGCAGAATACCTGCATTACCCATCACTAGGCCTTTATCATCAGGGCATTGTGCCATGTTATAACCTCTTTATTTGCAAATAAAAAAAGGCCGCATAAGCGACCTGTTAAGATGTGTTTAATTTAAGATGTACAGCGGAAAGAAAGCGGGATAATAAACCTACCTTCTGTTGTTTGAATTGGATTAACAAAACCAGATGTATTGATAATAAAACCAATGTTATGACTTCTAGAGTGACACCTTACATACTCTAGTATTTCGTTAGCTCTCTGAACAATAAACTCAATCCACGCCTTGCCAGATATGAGTGAAACGGTGAAGAAATCATCGCCACTTAAATCATCAATACGACCAGTTCCATTTAGTTGCTGAAATACGATATATGAATCTGAATCATTACCTTCTTTTTCATTCCAAATATAATCCTGCTGAATGAAACCATCAGATAACCCTGATTCAGAAAAATAGTTTTTCAGTCTCTCAAAGGTCGTCATATTTTAAGTTCCTCAGCAACAGCCTGATCAATCATTTGCTTCGTTTCCTCAAATCCTTTCAAGAGGAATTCTTTCTTAGCAGTAGGTCTACGGAAACTTTGATTAACATTAGGGTCATGAACGAAAACAGCATATGAAGCAGAATAACCAACGCGACCAGTAAATAGTGTGCCTTTTACTTTTACATCTCTAAATTGTGAATTAATGAGCGTTTTAGTGTCAATTGGCGTGTATACAGCAGCTTGCCTGCCACCAATATCTAGCGCTCTATGCATGGCTCGAGCTATCTTCTTTGATGCTATGCTTCCAACCAGAGAGTTTAAGTTAGATATCGCATTACCTATTCCTTTTACTTTTGCCCCCATAGTTACACCGCCGTTGTTAGTGTGTAATCATCTAGACCGCCATTAATATCACGGTCTCTATCGATAGACTTAACCCTGCTAGCACCATGCAAAAATGGATCTCTGTCTTCATGCTTACCGATGGCGATATAGTCTTCTTGAGAAGCTTCGCTATACTCAGTCCAAATGACATTCTTAATAATTATTTCAGTACCAATAGTTTTACTACCATCTTTAAAGCTACTTCCGTAATCACACCGGATATGGATTGGCTCTGAAAATATAGGCTTCCCGTATTTATCTTTCCCCTCAACTTTCCAGATGGTTGCCCACCCTTTGCAAAATCGCCGCAGGATTTTCCCCATATCACCCCCGAACTACATCAAACTGAATGACACCTACGGGGCGTTCAATAGGAAGGCTATTAGTACATCCATTGGTATCTAGGGAAGACAGCATTTTTAGCAACGTTTTTCTGCCATCAGAAAAATACTGATATGAAACAGAAGCGCCAGAAGGTGCGTGCTCTGACGCGATTTTACGAACATCAGCAGATGATAATATAAGGATAACCGAATACAGTTTAATTAAAGCAATTACCGCATCTGAATACCCTGCGCTATCAAGGCAAGTATCAATAGTGTCCACTATAGATATAGCAGAGTTTATGACAAGACTTGTTGCCTCAAATCCCATCACCTCTAATTGCTCATTAACTTGCTCAACCGTAATCGCAATAGACATGCTCACTCCTCATGGATAAATAAGGGGCGGCGGCCCCTCACGTTACCCACCAACGCTAGTATCTTTGCCAAATGAAACCATAACACCAGCAGTATCTTTAATATCCGTAGCAATTTGCTTCCAGTTAGCTACCGCGGCAATCTGTTCGTTAGTTGGGGATTTGATGCTATCTTTACTCCACTGGTAACCACGCAAACCAATAGTAAAGTCGTACTCACCTTGCATTAGTGCCTTAATATTTTCTTGCCCTAATACATCCTGAGCCTTCATGATTAGTGGTGATGTTTGAACCGCAGCAGCACCAGTCACTAAACCTAGCGAATGTTGTTTGTCTGCATCTGATAAAGCTGGAATATCAGAGATAACAAAACGACGGCCAAGGTTATCTTGTTTAATGGCGACGTTGCCAATTTGGAATAGGTTATTTGCGTTGGTTAATGTCTCATCCATAAAGTCGTTGAATGTTGCACCATCCATCAACCAAGCAACAATACGCGAATATGCATCACCGAATGGACGTGTTGCTTTATTTAAACCTCTTAATGATGGTGTTTCACCTCCAACAGTAACGGCTGTTTTATTACCAGAAATAGCTGCTTTTAATGCCGCACCAGCAGTATTCAGGTAATCTTGTAACATGGCTTCTGCTGATTGAGCAGCAACTACCGCAGCCGCTTCTGATACATCCTTACCTAATCGCTTCATCATTGTCGGGGTAACTGAGACAGGGCCAATACGACCATCAATCTTAATCATACGGTCAAGGATTTGCCCCAATTCTTGTGGCGTTAGATTACCTGAACCATATGCATTGCGTCGCTGAGCCAACCCACCAAGCAACTGCCATGATGTTTGCTCAATGTAGTCACCGATATGATCACCATCACCAATAACTAAAGCACCACCAGACGCTTCGTTAAATTGACGGACAGCCTGAGCAACCAACTCTGTTGCCGCTAGAGACACTTGTTTTTGAAAAATATATAAAGACATATAAATTAATCCTCTTGGATATTAGCAATGATTTCACGTGCGCTGTCCACTAACGGATTCGCGCTTTTGGGTTTTTCACTGCCTCCGGCTGGTGATTTCCCTTTACCGCCGTCCCCTCCGGTTCCGGTGGCTTTACTACCAATAATTACTGGAGCAAATAACGGGTTACTACGAAATTCTTTTTCTAAATCATCAATGGTAAATGCAGAAGGATGACCGTTAGCATCAACCACTCGCGTTTTACCGTCCTCTACTGATAATCGAGATTTAATGTGTGGCATGATTAACGGGGCAGCGTCACCAGCAAGCTTTGTAGCCACGGTTTGAGCAACGTTATCAACTAATAGCGTATGTAGACTCGCATCTTTCTCCTGTAGCTGTGCTAATAGCTCGTTTTCACGCGCCTTTAACTTTTCAGCCCAGCTTTTTTCTAGTGATTCGATATCGCCATTTTTACGCGCTTGATCTTCTGCTGCTTTTTTTGCAGCCTCTTCAGCTTGCCGGCGTTTCTCCTGCTCTGATTTTTTCTCAGAAAGTAATTCATCAACTTTCTTTTGAAGTCCTGACACATCTGGAATTTCTGGCATACCTTCGATTTGAAGTTGGTAATTACCACCAGACTCTTTGTAAAGAGCCTTTTGCTCATCAGTTAATGCGTCAAATTCTTCTTTCGTTAATAAATATTTAAACATCGTAAAACCTCTGGTTTAGATGGTGCAGTCTCTAACTGCGGATAATAAAAAACCCACTCAGTGGTGGGTTTGTGTTATTTCAATTCAATTCCTGCTCGCTCAAACGCTTTAGGCGCAAGCTTTTGCATATCTTTAAGTGTCATGGGTTTAAAGTTTTTATGTAACTGCAGCTGTGCGAATCGCTCTGGAGATAAACCACCATCACGAAACAACTTCCCTCTAGTCGGACCCAATATTAAATCCTGTCTTTTGGCCGGTTGCCTAGATAGCCACTCATAATAGCTTTCTTCTCCCCATTCAGATCTTCCTATTGGTTTAGTTATTATCAAATTAGCAAATTTATCATTAAGTATTGGCAATCGCTGACTTCGGCAGTTTGGGTGTAATGGTGGCATTGGGCCAACCCCAACAGGATATCGGTTTCCTGATAAGGCCCTACACGTCGATGATGTTTTGTTGTCCAGTATTGCGCTGAACTCTTCCTCTTTAATTAAATCGTCATTCTCCTTATAAAATTCCTGAGCCGCACATGTATGAGCATGCTGAATTGCCGTATTTGCAATTGTTCTGTAGTTGTAAGTAATTCGAGATATCGTCGATGTAGAGACCTGTGTTTTATCAATTGCAGCCCCATTAATAGTGGACTGTAGAACTTGAATGTTACTTTGAGCAGCCATAGCCAAAACAGTCTGATTCTCTACTTGCTGGATAGAGCTAGTCACCCAAGATGATATAAATTTCTTGAGAAATAAAGAGCCGCCCCAAGCGGTTAATATCAGCGGCACATTTAAAATGGCTTTTTTAACTTTCTCAGCATCAGGCTTGCTTACTTCATTTGTTACTATCTGCGATAAGCTATCAACTTCAAGTTGGCTTGACTCAACACCGATATCGAGAACAGATTGCAGCAAATACTCAGAGTAACCGGTCAGCACTGGAGATAACTCTCGCTTTAATTCAGCGATTATGGCGTTTAGTTTTGACCTCGATGTTATCTGACCTGAGAAATTAGCTAACGCCTTTGCAACCGAAGCTCTTAGTTCTCTTTGCATTTCCTCACTATCAACAATGCCAGCTTTGAGACGCTCTAGGAGAATTTGGATCATCATTGAGTTATCTAACATCAATTGTGATTGCATATTCACCTCTACATCATTGAGTTAGCACGCGATAATTCTATCTCTTCGATAACATCCTCAGGCTTCTCATCTTGTGGAATAATATTGATACTTTGCAGGTACTTAACAAAATCAATCAATCGCATAGTGCCAGACTGTAAAGCAGCAAGTAATGCCGTAATTGCTTGAGAATCTAATTTAGCAATGTCGTAAACTTTATTTAGCTCAATAGTCGCCTCACCACCCCCCTCAAACTGAATGCAGAAATTAAGTGCTCGGTTAACGGCCTGTTCGACGTTTCCGGAACATAATGAAAGCACTGAATTATCTGTTTGAGCCTCATCCTGCGCCTGAGTTGCTGTTCTTGCTGATGTTCCGCGCTCGACTAACTTAGCGCCCAGCATTGCCATCTGCTTTTCTCTGCGCTCGGCTAGGGTTATCTGAATATTCCTATCTTCGGGCTGTGCAAACTTCATGTCACCACCTTGCGGTAGTAGCACCCCTTTACGCGAGCCAACAGTAAATCCATCAGACATATAGTTTTTAACCCAATCGTCTGTAAGCCCCGTTAATGCGACCATTGGTTGTCCGACGGTATGTGCAGACTCTGCAATATCAGCTTCAGCCTGGTAATGTTTGATATTCACATATGCAATATCAGCAAGAGGTGGAGCGTCAGGAGTGTGATCGTTATTCATTGAGCCAATCCATGACCAAGGAAGCTCCCTTAATGGAATGCCGTGCGCATCCTTTAATACAACCCACTCTGTAACTTTTATATCTCCATCTTCATACCAGCGACGAGAGCAAGCTACATTGTTAACAAGCCTTAATTCAATCCAGTTATTCTGCATTTGCAGTTCAAAATCATCTGTATCTACTGGCTCCTGATATTTGAGGACAACGAGGGATGTTTTCCCGTTCGTTACACGCCAATTGATAATTTCTTTTGCTGTAAACAACCGAATATAGGAGCGACCTTTATTAGCCTCTGACTGAATACCTGAACCACTAAAATCACTTAATAAACCTGCTCGACCACGCTGTAAGTTTTGCGATAACGCATCCCTTATCATTTGAGTAAGTGGCTGACCTTGACCGTCAATATCAGTTTCTAAATACTCAACATCACCACTAATACTAATCTTTACTGGCTTACTGAAAGCAATACCAAGTAAACCACTAAGTGTCCTACCCGTGGCATTCAGAAAGGATGCTCTAGCTAAATAGCGCTTATAACGCTCATTACCCTTATCATCTTCATCTTTGTTATCTGCCGGATGAGGGAGGTATTTCTCTTTCTTGCTTTTAACAACTCGCTCGCCATCAACACAATCGCCGATCATGTCCCACTCAGGCAAAAACTCATTGTAAGCTGGATGCTTATAATCAACGTTTGTATTCATGTTAATTCCAGTTAAATTCTATTTTCTTAGTCAATCGTTTAGTATTTCTTCTGCTCACCGCAAAATACCTAAATCCGTCAGCATCATGTGACGTGTAATCGTGAAGCGGTTTATCTTTCCAACAGCCCCGTTTGTCATCCCACTCTTTGCGATAAGCTTCTAGATGAGCAATGCCTTCACTGCATTTGTGTTCATCGAACACGCAAAGTGGCAGAATTTCACGTACTGCCTCGATACCTTCATCGACTGAAAGCTTTGGCACCACTTCAAATCGGATTGAGTAAATTTGTCCGTCTATTTCGTACCCTTCACGCGCTAATTCACGTCGTGATTTCGCATCCGAGCCAAACTCACGGTTATCGATATCATGAGGGCCATTGTGAATTGCATATGTGTAGCCTTTGTCTTTCAGTACTTTCATGTAGTGCCGTAGACCTTCACCACTGTTTGAGTAGTGGTCTATAATGTGGAACTCCTCGCCCACTTCACGAATAAACCAAATTGACGTTGAGTCACCCACACCAATATCCCAGTACGTGTGAACCGGTAAGTGCGAGTTATCAGGAAGTGTGCCAATGCGTTTATTTTCGTACAGGAAGCGGAACTGCTTGGCGTAGTAAGCGCCTTCAACCGATTGTTGGAATGCCTCAGACGGTATTGACGGATATTCCCGTTTCATATCGTCGCCAAGCGTTTTCTCTTTGGCGTAATACCATGCTTTCTGGCGCTCGTTTAATTGAACACCATGTTTGCTGGCTATCTCATCAAAGTAATCAACTAACCGCTGGGGTAATGGCTCAACAGGGTTAATGGCATACTCTGGATTCTTCCACCATGAGAAGAAAAAGAACTTCCAGTCTAGGTTAGAGAGAGTCTTATTCTGAATTTGCGCTTTCTCAGCAGACTGGCAATAATCGAAGAAATAACCTGCTCGACCCTCCGCTGTGCTTTCAATCGTCGTAAAACAATCGCTTGATACCGCCTCAAATGCGCCAGTGACAATCTCACGGGCTTTCTCTGGATACTTAGCACATATCTTACCGAACTCAGAAACGTGCAAATAACGGAGTGTACCGCCACGAAATGACGTGCTGATATAAAGCGAGCCGCCTTTGCTAAACACCAACTCACCAACCGCATCATTACTCGCTGGGTTAGCCGCTTTGATTTCATCGGGTAGCTTGTCATAGGCATACTTTATCTTTTCCCTAAATAGCCGCTTAGAATCGTTAAGTGTGTGGGCTATCAATGCACATTTAGCCGCCTCAAATAACGCTGCGTCTAGCTGGATAATGCAGACCTCAGTAGTGAAGCCAAGCTGACGGGCTTTAAGGATAATGTTTCGCGTGTGCATCCCTTCAAAATATTCGAGTTGCTCAGGCGTCATTTTAAATCGAACTGGCTTGCCTTCTTTATTGGTTATCCAGTAGAGGTGATTTAATCGCCAGAGCTTATCTCTCAATAATGCAAGATGTTCTGGCTTCATGATTATTCCTTAGATAAGTCGTCCATTAGTTCTGATAGCTGACTAGCTGTCTTATTCGGCTGAACATCATCAAGGCCGTATGCTTGACGCTCAAGCCCAACCAAGTTTTTGAGTGTTTCACTTAATGCTTTGGCTGACTTAACGCGCTCAGGGAGAGATATGATTGAATGATAAATTTCATTGAGTTTATCGCGTCCGTTATCATCAGGACTAAACATTAACTCGCCAAGTTTTCTTAAGGCTGGCACATCAGCACATTCAGCAGATAGTTCATCAAATAAGTTGTTGGTTAATTCTCTAGCCCTTCGAATATCGCCTCTATGCTCCATGCGGACATTAGCGATAACCTCGGCATTAGCCTCAATAAGTTGCCGTTCTGAAATAGCCTTTTCGGTGGCAACCAGACTGGCAACCTCCCTTTTGGCAACCAAGTTTTCAGCCCTAGCCTTAACCTTTGCCTTTAAATCTCGCTCCCATCCTTCTTTCTTGGCACGCTTACTTATCGCCTGATGGGTTATCTCGTATTGAGAGGCTATTTCCCTTATGGACATCACGCCAGCTCGGTAAGCCGACTCGATGGCCTCCCAATCTGGTCTTTTAGCCATATCCATTCCTTAAATAAAAAAGGCCGCTAGGGCCTATTTGGTTTTCTGTTTGTTGACTAACTTGCCTAACTCGCGCTCGACGATTTCAGCAACTATTCTCCCATCATCAACTCTTCCACAGTGTAAGTATTCAAGTGATTGCTGTAATTGACGATAGAGAATGGATAAGTTTGCTTTTTCTTGTTTGGTCATACTTTCTCCTTAGCGAACTTACTCGCCCACACTTTGGCAATATGTAAGCAGTCGTCAAACATTCGCCCTTTTCTACTTGCTTGAGAGCTTCGGCGATAATGATCTACCGCCATGTAACTTGCTCTACGACAAACAGGTAAAGAAAAGCCGAGCTTTTTTAACTCGGCTAGTACGTTCTGCTCTATGAATTGTTCGTGGTTCATGCTGGCTCTTCTCCATCTGGAAATTCGCCCATATCAGGCAAGGTTAATTGTGATAGTTCTTTAATTGCCTTCTTCGCTTTGCGTATTTTCTTTAAGTGACGCTTGCGTAAATTCATTAAGTCACTACCTTTCCTGCCAAAGTTCTCGAACGACCAGCTATCGGCTGCTACTAATCTATTTTGCATCTCATTGATAGTCAGGGTTTTAAGCTCATTCATGTCAAGGTTTGCTAACCCTGTTTGTGGTTTTGACTCTTTTTCAGCTAGATCAAGTAACCATCGACGCAAGGATTTCGCTACATCTGTATTAGCTAACATTCCGATTAGATGTGCACCTCTAACAGAGAAGATCCTGACCTTTTTCTTACGTAAGTTGTTGTTTATTCCATTGGTCATTGTTTCAGTGACCATTGTCATATCATCAGAAAACTCATCTTTGTTGGCGTTATATAGATTGGTTACTGACTTCTCATTTTTGTATTCGAGTAGCTTAGCCATCTGAGAGCTGGTAAACCAAATCTTATTATCACCATTATCAAATGGAGTAATTTCATTACCTTTGAAAACTAATGATTTGCTCATGGTGTAAATCCTTATAGAAAAGCGAACCTGTTCACCAGAAATAACCGCCCCACAGAAAACACCATTAACGGTTTTTCTCAGGTTCGACTTTCTGTAAGGTTCTGTGAGTGTTTTTAATTGCGCGGTGAATGCACAGAATGAAATGCGTAGAGTTCGCAGCTTAGCGATACACTGCTAAGCCACTTCTAGTCTGTTCCTAGCAGTCAAGATATGATCACTCTCCTTAATGGATAAACG